ATCAATTCGTGCCCAAGCACATTCTGACCTTATTTATGATAAAATCAATACATACGGCTTAGAACCCGACATTGTAATTGAAGCTAAATCTAAAGAACTAGCAATTTTTAATTACAAAAATTGATTAGGCACTTTGTAGTCTGAAAATCCATTCATATATTTACAGTAAGAAATTTAAGTCAAATAAAAGGTCAAAAATGATGATGGAAATGCATAAGCTAAAACAATTTGTTGATGATATGCAAGCTACAAGTAGCAGCTTAGATAAGGTAGAGATATTAAAACAACAACCAGAATTCATTAAAAAGATCCTAGAATATACTTATAATCCTTACAAACAGTATTATGTTACTGGTAAAACATGTAAGAAAAACTCAGGGCTATTTCATTCTATGAGGAAGTATAATATTTACAAAGATGTGTTTGAATTATTAGATGATTTAACTAATAGAGTTTATACAGGACATGATGCAATAGCATCTGTAAATGGTTTTGTTACTGCTAATCCTGGTTATGAAGATTTAATCTATAATGTATTAGATAAGGATCTAAAAATCAGAACTGGAGCTAAAGTAATTAATAAAGCATTCCCCGGTTTAATTCCAGAATTTAATGTAGTATTAGCTCAAGAGTATAATGGTAAATGTGATTGGAATGATCGTTGGTATGTTAGTAGGAAATTAGATGGTGTACGTTGTTTAGCAGTTGTAGATGATGAAGGTAATTGTAAACTTTATTCTAGAACGGGTAAAGAATTTACTACATTAAATAAAGTAAAAGAAGCAATTGAAGCAACTAATATAATTAATACGGTGTTTGATGGTGAGATTTGTTTAATTGACAAAGATGGCAATGAAGATTTCCAATCAGTAATGAAGCAACTTAGACGTAAAGACCACCAAATCGAAAATCCAGAATTTAGGATGTTTGATATGATTCATAAACTTGATTTCGAAGCAGGAAAACAACGGTTTGATGGGATACTATCAGATAGATTACGTACATTAAGATCATTCATGAATAATAATGGTTATTATGACCCTGATTTGTGTGATTTTCCAAAACCTTATTTACGTTATCTAGATCAATACCTAATAAGGGATAATGATCATTTTATTTCATGGTCAGAACTGCCAAAACAAGAAGGTTGGGAGGGTCTTATGTTACGTAAAGATGTAGCTTATGAAGGCAAACGTACTAAGAACTTACTTAAAGTAAAAATGTTTCATGATGCTGAGTATGAAGTAGTTGATTGTGATTTTGCTCCTATGTCTGTTGTTAGAGATGGTAAGGAAGCCCAGGAAACTATGCTAGCACAAGTTTATATTGAACATAAAGGATATAGAGTAAAAGTGGGCAGTGGTTTTAGCCAAGAACAACGGATCAAATATATAACTGAAAGAATAATAGGCAAAACAATTACTGTCCAGTACTTTGAAGAAACTAAAAATGATAAAGGTGGAATATCATTAAGATTCCCCACAGTAAAACACATTTATAATGAAAAGAGAGACTGTTAATTATGTTTAAAAGAAATCCACAAACTAAACCACGTCATGCAGAGATCATCGCAACGATCTCCGCACTATTTATACTAGCTACTATTATTTTATGTATTTTACTGCATTTCCGGATGGTGGAGTCGGGTGATAAATGTAATGAGTATGATGAAGTAATACCTCTAGATACTATTCACCAAATTAATGAAATTGACTTTGTAAGAGATGATGTATTTCTTCGAAACAAAGCAATGATTGATTCACTTAAATCATTAGATGAATAATAAACAACCCTCCAACAGATCCAGACAACGTCAGGATAGCTATAGAATGATACAACAAACATTTATTGGAATGTTTGTTATCTCAATCTTTTACTATGGTCTCAATGAATTAGGCCTTATAAACCCAATAATTGAGGGTGTGAATTTTGTTATTAAAAATATAAAATTATTATTTTGAAATTTGTAATCTAATAATTTAATCGTATATTCACGGTATAAGTTAAAAAAGTATATAATCATTCAAAATATAAATAAAATGGCAGGAAGAGGACGCCCCCGTAAAACAGCAGTAGAGTCACCTAAAGCTCCACTCAACGTTGTATTAACTAGAATGAAGGATGTAGATTTCGATCCCTCATTATTTGAGCCCATCAAAACAGGAACAATCGTTGATACGATATTGAGTACTGAAGGTGGAGTATTTCCAGGTACCAATACAATTGTTGTTGGTGATCCAGGTGTAGGTAAATCAACCGTATTGCTAGATTGGCTTTCAAATTTTCAAGCCAAAGGTAAGAAAGTATTATTCATATCAGGAGAAATGAATGAAATTGATATGCATGGTTATGCAAAGCGTTTTCCAAAGTTTGGACGTGTTCCAATTTTATTCATGCAGAATTATGCTGATAATGCTCAGGCTGCCTTAGAGGGTGTACTAAATGAAGGATTTGATGTTGTATTAGTTGATAGTTGGGCTGAGGTTAATGATTTAGTTCAAGAGGAAAATGGATGGACGCGTCGTAAAGCGGAATCATGGTTGTTAGATTTAATGGATGTTCATAATAAAGCAACGAATAAATGTAATAAACATACAGCATTCATTTGCATTCAGCAGATGACTAAAGGTGGAGACTTTGCGGGTTCAAATCGTATTAAACACATGACAACATCTATGGCTCATTTGAAGTTTGATGGTCGTGGTAGAGATGCTGCGCGTTATATTGAATTTACTAAAAACCGTCGTGGTGATGTAGGTGATAAGATTTTCTTTACTTTATTCTCACCTGACAATGTTGAATATAATTTTGAAGAAGTTTAATCGCTGATATGAAAGTCATATCTTCTAATTGTTTAACCTTAATAAATTAAAAATGGCTAAAGATAATCCAACCAAATCAGGAGGTATGCGCCGTTTCGATGAGTTAATTGCTTTACGCAATGTATTTGGGAATGATGAAGTTCTTCTAGAAGAACTAGTTCGCAATATGTCTAATAGGGATGCTAATATAGTATTCCGCCGTGTTGCTAAATCATTTGATGTAACCAATGCTCTAAATAGAGAGCTAATGGCAATTAACCAAGTGCTATAATATTGGTTGGGGGTTAGTATGATATGATATTTATTATCACAACTAACCCCCACTAATATGGCTGTAGGATCAGATGGACTAATAGAATTTACCTTAATAGATGGTAAAACAGTAAATATCAATGTAAATCACATTGTTAGTATTGAAGAGCTTACTGCTAAAGAATTGAGAGAAGAGAATTTTAGGAAATATGGAAGTGCTGTCGCGAGGTTTACTAATATTAGTAAAATATTACTATCATCTGGGGGTTATATACGAGTTATAAGCAGTCCTGCTTCGACAATAGTTTCAGACACTAGAGGCACAGTTGCTAAAGGAGGAATAACAGGGGGAACATTTTAGGCCCTTTGTTAATCATATAAAATACTTAAATGGGGATCTTTGGATCCTCATTTTTTGTTTGTATATTCACGGTATAAGAAAAGGTTAAAAGCAAATAAATTATAAAATGGCAACACGCGCATCAATTAAATTTAAGGACAGCGATGGTAATTTCATTGCAAATGTATATCACCACTGGGATGGTTATCCAAGTGGTTTAGGAGCTAAATTACTAGAACTAACCGGTGATGTAATAGTAAATGGATTTGGATGTTTAGTAGCATCCGTAATTAAAGGCCTAAAAGATGGACCAGGAGGTGTGTATCTATATAGTGAAAGTGAATATGGCGGGGTAGGTGAAGAGTACCTATATGAAGTTGTTGAAGATTCAAAAAACGGCTGTCAGGTGCTTGTTTCATCAATATATGGTAATGATGAATTTGTACCAGTTGAAGATGTTTTAAAAACAGAAAATAATAAATAAAATGGCTAGAAAGAAAAAATTAACACGACAAGACGCAATTGGAAACGCACTATACTTAGGTATAGCTAAGGCAGGTGGTGTTAGTTCTAAATTAATGGCGTTTAGAGCATTTATAGAGGGGTTAAATTATTTAGATGATGAAAATAAAAAATAATCCATACCCAAAACCAATCCTATCTATTAACGTAGGTGATAAAGTTCAATTCAAATCTGATCCACCCTTCTTCGATCCTTTTAGTGGTACCCTAATGGAGGTGCTA